TCTCTGAAAGAATATTATAGAAATGGCGATAATGTCCCAGGAAATAATACTAACGTTTCTGAGTCAGGTCAGATTACAGTAAAGTCATTTTATTCTGCTGTAAATGAAGTAGGTATAACAGTTAGTAGTGGTCAAGAGAACTATAATGTTGGAACTGCATTTTCAAGTAACTGGGCTTCATCAATACCTAAACGTCTTACTATCAACTCTGGTGTAACAATTGGTGGAACTGGTAGTAGTGCAGCACTTATAATTCCATCTGGAATGGGTGGTACACTTACAGTTCAAAATAGTGGAACTGTTGTTGGTTATGCTGGCGCAGCGAACGGTGGAAATGGTGGAACAGGTGTTCAAGTTCTACAGAATGGTAATATAACTTGGAATAACTTATCTGGCTCTGCTCTCTACGGAGGCGGTGGCGGAGGAGGCCAAGGTGGTACTGGTGGTACTGGTGGAGCTGGTGGAACTGGCGGAGCTGGTGGTGCTGGTGGAGCTGGCGGTTGTGGTCCTACTTACCACTATATTGCTTACTTCTGGCAATATTATGAACCTACGTGTGCTCAAACCCCAGGCGCAGCAGGTGGAGCAGGTGGAGCTGGAGGCTCTGGTGGAGCTGGAGGATCTGGCGGAGCTGGCGGAGCAGGTGGTATAGGAGCAGGATATAATCAATCAGCAGCAAGTGGTTCTAGCGGTTCTGGTGGTGGTAGTAGTGCTGGAGGAGCAGGCGGTGCTGGTGGATCTAGTGGTGCCTCTGGATCAATGAGTGGCCCCTCTGGTATGCCTAATCCCCAATCATATACTGGTGATGGCGGCCAAGGCGGTGCTGGTGGAGCTGGTGGTACTAGCGGTGCTGGAGGTACTGGTGGAGCTGGAGGATCTGGTGGTGCTTTAGGTACTGACGGTGCTCAAGGATCAACTGGTGCTACAGGTGCGAATGGAAACCAAGGTAATTCAGGAAGCACAGGATCAACTGGTGCTGCAGGATTTTCTGGAGCAGGAACTGGTAGCGTTATCCCTGGTGCGACTAGTGGTTCTAGTGGAGCTGCTGGTGCTGATGGTGCTTCTGGTAGTCCTGGTTCTGGAGGATCAGGTGGTTCACCTGGAGGAACAAGAGGCTATTACATACAAAATATTGGCTACTTAACCTTCAATAATTCAGGTACAGTTGCTGGAAGAACTTAATTTAACATTTATTCTAATATGAAATTTAAAATAACTAAAGTTGGAACACCGCTTACAACTTTTGAATATGAAGGTGGTCGTAACATTGCTATTGAATTAGATGCTCAGCAAAATACAAAAACGAATCTATCTTGGATTGCGGAACATCTAAAAACTAAATCAGGCATAAAAACTGAAGACTTGTCAATCCCTCTTAATGAATGGCAAGATCCAGATACTAACATTACAATTGATTATAAAACAGCTAGAAGAGAAACTTACCCAACACTAGCTGAACAACTTGACGCTCTTTACTGGGCAAGGCAAGGAGATGATACTAAACAAAAAGCTATTGACGATGAAATTAAAGTAATTAAAGATAGGTATACAAAGGATATGACACCATTTACTTTAGCTGAATGGCGTACTGAAAAAACAAATAGAGGTATAACACGACCTGAACAACTTAGAGATTTTAATGGTTCTTTTGAACAATTCGTTGGTTATCTTTAAATAAATTAAATGGAATTCAGATCACTAAGGTTAGATCTACCTAAAGAGTTACCTGTAATGAATATAGAGTTTAAACCACCTTCAGCTCGTATTCCAAGCTATAAACCTATGGTGATTCCCCCGAGTGATTTAGAAGCTCCTGAAGAGGTAGAACCAGAAAAGACAACTGAACAACCTGAACCACCTAAGTTAAAGATTCCTGTATTGGATATACAAATGCCAATACCTGAAGCTGCTGTCGTGGTTACTGCTGTAACAACAGCGGTGGTGGCAGTTGCTACTACTACTCTTACTCAATCTTTATTTGAACCAATTAAAAAGAAAGTTCAAAAACAACTACAAGCTAAAGTCAACAAATGGAAGGAACAGCGGAAGAAAAAAAAGGACTCCTCGGAAAGCTGAAAGATGCTGCAGAAGATCAAGAACACCAAATCCAAATCTTAGGTACATTTGTCAGACTTGGTGTTGTGGTATGGAGTGGTTTTATTATTACATTAAACTATGTTGAAATACCTATGATTAAGAAAAGCCCAGGTGGGGACATCACTTTTCCTGCCAGTGTCTTCACTGGAGCACTTGCAACATTCGGTTTGACCACTGGTAGTAACGGTAATAATAAAAAGGAAAAAAAAGAAACATGAAGAAATGGCTAGTACTCTTATTACTGGCATCACCCACGGTAGCGAGAGCAGAGTTAGTAACCCCAAATTTCACCCAGGGTTCGATGAACAGTACAACAACAACAACCCAAGAGATCGTGGAGGATATAACCATCACGAAATATGGGTCCGTGCTAAATCAATGGTCAGGAGACAATATAACACATACTTCAGCAAGTTCTGGAGGTATAGCGGATTCAGATTCGGTCTTCACTATAACAACAGCTGGTTCAGACTTCACTCTAGAAGTGGTATCAAGAGCAGCAACTCAAGTGTTAGAAACACAAGTAATAGAAAGAGAAATCGATACTTCTTCTACTACGGTCTCCTTATCAGTCTTCTCTCAGTAGGACCAGTCCGAGCTGAAGATGACACAAATAATGTTAGTAATCCAGTAGCTGCTGCAACGGGAAATGTAACCAACCAAGCGGTGCAATTCCAAAACAATGGGGCACCGTCAAGACAGCACTACGGGTCTAATATTTCATGTAATGGAGCAACAATGACGTTCTCTCCATTCTATATGGGTAATCACACAACACCTTTTGACGATGTTATGTCTCAACAGAGTTATACAGTAGCTGAAAACTGGGGAGGTCAAGTTAACTTTATGATTCCTTTGGATCGTGAAGGTTTAAGGAGATGTCGCAGTATGGCAGCCCGTCAAGAAGAAAAGATGAGACTTGACTATGAATTAGTTAGAGTCTTAAAGTGTGCGGAATTACAACAGAAAGGCTTTATGCTCCTTCCTAATACACGTGTCTATAATATGTGTAGTGATGTTATACCTATAGCATCTTGGAAGAAAGCAGAACAAAAAGTTCTTAAATGTGTAACACCTTCAAAACCATGGTATAAGTCATGGAGTAAACCTAAAGAAACATGTAACATGAGTACAATAAATGCTTATAAGCCTGATGTGGTAACACCAAGGCAGAAGACTTCATTAGAAATTTCTATAGAAGCACAGAAAGAAGCTGCTAAAAAAGCAGCAGAAGAAAAAGCTAAAGAGTCCGAGTAAACCCTAACCCCCTAATACAATGATCCTAATTATCAAGCCCATCCTTTTCGCCTTCTTGAAGTCAGATTCAGTTAAGAAGCTAGTAGTAGACCTACTTGAAGCTTACGTTGCTAGAACTGATAACAAACTAGATGATCAGGCATTGGAAATTGTTAAAAAGAAACTACTAAACTAATGTCAAAGAAAACTGTAAATATAGACGCATTTAATTCTAAATCTACTGAAAGTGGATTTGTTAATGATGCTGCTGAAACTCCACTAAATCTTATTAAATTTTTACGAGGAAATAGTAAAAGGCAAAAAGCTTTAGAAGAACAAAAAAAACGAGCTGGAGGATATTAATGGCTAATCAATCAAGAGGAGACTCTGTACCTATTAAAAAGTACAAAACTAAACAAGGTGAGGCATATATGCCTTATCCATATGGTCCTATGCCTAAAGCTAAAAGTCCTTACAGTAAAAAAGGTCCAGCACCAGCATGACTATTACTCCTAATACTATACTTCTCCCTATCAATAAAGAGAGTGATGATAGCTATGGAGAAGCAGCTAATGACGAACTACTTAGACGAGGTTGGTCAAAAAAGAAAAGTAAGTACAGCGGTAAAGGACCGAAACCAGCGTAACTATGGCTAAAGCAAAAGAAGAGAAGTTTGATGAGTTACATAACCTTGTCACTAACGAATTCCTTAAACGGGTTCGTAGTGGCGAGGCTACTACTCAAGACTTAAAAGCAGCCTGTGATTGGCTTAAGACTAATGACATAACAGGCGTTGCTTATGAAGGCAGTCCTATGGACAAGCTAAACAGAATCCTCCCTAAAGTTGACCCTGAACTAGTACAACGGAGGTTATATGGCTCCAAGACGGGCTAAGAATCCTGGTAAAACTTCTAGATATTATCAATCTGCTAAAGGTAAGAAGTCTTACGAGAAACAAAAGAAACAACAAAAGAAGATCAACAGTACCGCTGCTAAACGTAAATACCGTAAATTACTCTCACGTAAGCGTAGAGAGCTAGGTATTATGGGTAAAGGTGGTAAAGATGTCTCTCATAAGGGTAATAGATTATCCCTTGAAATACCTAAGAAGAATCGTGCCAGAGGAGGGGCAAAAAGGAAATGAGTAAAAAACAACCTTGGTCTAAAGATCATACTGGTTATGCTAGGACTAATGAAGGAGTTCAAGTCTATGTTGAAAATGGTAAGATTAAACCATTAGGAACACAACCTAAAAGAATACTTAGAGGAGCTTTAAATATAGTTAAAAAGGGAGTTGATTTTCTTTCTATACCTCCTTCTGTACGAAAAGCTAGGAAAGAAGGTACTTACGAACCTATAAGTTATAGAGATACTGGAGTTGGTCAAATGCAATCTCTAGCTGAATTAACTATTAGAGGTGCTTCTAATATTGCTAAAAATACGATAGATAAATTTACTCCAGCCCCAGGTCCAGTAACTAAAGATGGAAACCAACCATCAGTCTATGATACTAAGCAAGATCTAAGAATTAAGAAAGAAAAGAAAATAGCTGAGTTGGAAGCTAAGTATGGAGGGGGATAATGGAAATTGGAGTACTTCCTGAACAGGAAAAGAAAGAAATTGATGATGTAAGTTTCCTTGAAGGTATCTGGAATAAAATAGAAACTGGAGTTAAAGCTGTTGATTTTACTGATCATGTAGATTATACTGATCCTTTAGGTTGGGAAACTCTAGGTCAAAGATGGGGTGAGAAAACTATAGGTAAGAAATGGCGTGAAGGTCAGATGCAAGATGTATGGAATGCTGTTCCAAAAGCTTGGAGACCTAATATAACTAAAGCAGCTATGGCTACAGCTGAAGGTGTAGGGACTGCATGGCAAGGTGCTAGAACTGTGGATAACTGGTTTAATCCATTAGATGTAGCAGCTGCTGGTACTGCACGTTCTATAGAATTAGCTGCTTTACCAGTTGAAGGATTAGCTCAATTAACATCAGCTGGAACTGGATTAGATATAGAACTATCTAGAGTTGTAGCTGATTTTATTCCAGTAGGAGGTATAATTAATAGAACAAAATTACTTAGAAGAGCTAATATAGCAAAGAAAGTTTTATCTAAAAGTTCTTTTTCACCAGGCAGTCTTGATGATCTACTTGAAAAAGCTGTTAAATCTGGAAATAAAGAAGAAATGAAAAGAGTTTTAGATTTAATGGAAACACAAGATATTGATTTTATCCGTGAAAATGTAATACTTAGTAGTATAGAGAATAAAATAGAGGAAGGTAGTGGGTATTCTTATAGGGAAGGTAGGCAACTAAACAATCCTATTTACGATAACTTGCCGCCAAAAGTTCAGAAGCAATTTACAGACGCTGGTATAGATAGTGATCAAGCTACATTTTTCATAGAAAACTGGACTAGAGAAGTAGGAGCTACTGTAGAAGGATTCCCTTTTACTGATAGAACTTTTGAGTTCATGAAGAGTGAGTTGCTACCACAAATATTAGAAGATCTAAAAGGCGTAGATTTATCTGATGGATTACAGTTAGATCATATAGCACAATTAAGAGCTATGACTCCTTTTTATCAAGGAAGAAATCTAAAACAAGCTGAAAAAATCAGAAGAATACTAATTAAAGAAGGTATTTTCGGTGGTCATAATCCTAAGAATTTGAAGTATTTACCTACAGACGTACATATAGTAAAGACTAGATTTTGGGAAGATTTAGTAGGTAAAGATGGGTCTAAATTCTTTAAAGGTAGAAAAATGAGAACTTATGCAGATGTTCAAAAAGCTGCAAAAGAGATGAAGAAGTTTATAAATGAATCAAACGCTATAGTAGAAACTGTATCAGAACAATACAAGTTAATGCGTGGTGTTAATATAGATGGTGATGAGCTTTATCGGATATTACAAAAAGTAGATCTTAATGAAGGTCCATATAATCTTAAAGATGTTAGAAAATTAATTGATGAAATATCGATTGATACGAAAACTTTAGGAGGATATACAGGCCAAAAAACTATTTTCTCTCAAGTAATTTCTGATAATATAGATGATCTTATTAAATTTACTGAGAATAATATGAAAGGTGAAGAAGCGTTATTAGATGTTTTATTTGAAGGTTTATCACCAACAACTGCACTTAAAAAATATAAAAAGTTTGATCCTACTATAACTCAAGGAACCTTCAATAATTATCTAAAACAAGCTAAACAAAAAGATGTTATGGAACAACTTAAAAAATTAAGAAGAGGTAAATCTATTAAATTAGACGAACAAACTGGGATGAGACCAGATGATTAACACACGGAAATTAACTTATGGAATTGGGTAAATTAAGAAACCTACTTAAAGCATCTGCACTTGTTGCAGAAGCTGGCTCAAAAGGTAGTGCTGGTAACATTGCTAGTAAAATTGTTGAGCATGATTTTGATCTAAGTAATTTTAGAAAACGTAATGGTATAAAGAAAAAGGAAAACAAGAAAGGCCCAAATAATGGTAAAGGACCATCTGCTCTAAATGAAGAGAATGTATGGATGCCTGAAAAACAATGGGGTGATTTCCCTGATAAAAGAAATACGTATACTTAAATGAATACTCTAGACTTTCTTAAGTCGGATTTTAAGCTGTTCTTACAAGCCCTGTGGGAACAGCTGGGTCTTCCATCACCTACAAGAGCACAGTATTCTATCGCTGACTATCTTCAACATGGACCAAAAAGATTACAGATCCAAGCCTTTCGAGGTGTTGGTAAATCTTGGATTACTGGTGCTTTTGTGTTAT